ACTGTTAATTTTTTAATAAAAGTCATAGCCCCACCTGCAGATCCTGTCTCAAATCCATTTGCACTGCTATTAAATTTTAATGCTTGATTAGCAGCAGCTGTAACATTTATACTATTAAATTTTAATTTATTAAGTGCCATTAACTATCCTTTATTCCATAAAGTTTTATTGTACCAGCATCTATATTACCACTAGACATTTTGAATTGAAATTCGTCAATCGCTGAAGTTGTATTAAAATATCCTGCAGTATAGGCATTTTGTGAATAATTACTTTGGTGATATGTATTTGAATTAGCAATAAAATGTTTTACAAAAGTTGTTGATGAAATTCCAAATAAATATAGTTCTCCAGATATACATTCATCATTTCCATTACCCACCGTTCTCCCTAAAGGTTGAAAACTTGTGCCTTGTGCTTGATCTCCATTAGTTTGATAACCTACTGCACCATTTGATCCATCTTCACCATGCTGTGATCTAAATTGTGTAGTCGTTAAGGTTTCATTATAACCACTACCACCACTAGCATTTGCTTGAAATTGAAAATATTCTCCATCAGCAGATGGATGTATATTTATAAATTTAAATAAATAAGTAGGGTATGTATTATCTAAAACTACATCACTACTTCCATCTACAAAAGATAAAGTAGCACTACTACTAGCGGTCAAAGTTTTAATTAAAGTCATAGCACCAGGGTCAATAGTAGAAAAACCATTAGCACTAGCATTAAATCCAAGCCCTTTACTTGCAGCTGATGTTACATCAAAACTATTAAAATTAAATTTTGTAAGTGCCATTATGATACTCCATATAATTTTATTGTTCCTGAATCTATGTTGCCAGAAGACATTTTAAATTGAATTGCATTTATTGCAGATGTTGTGTTAGCATATCCAGCCATGTACATATTTTGAATAAGATTAACACTATCATTATGAACATTATTTGTAATAGCTAGAAAATGTTTTACAAATGTTGTATTGCTTGGATCAAATAAATTAAAAGTTCCTGATAAATTATTATCGTCTTCTGTATAATTATTAAATGCAATAGTTACAAATGATGTTGATTGTGCTGTATCATGTGTTGTACTATAGATTAATGCATTTTCGTTACCATCTTCTCTATGATATGCTTGAATCATAGTTGTAGTTGTTGCTACATTATAGTTACTACCACCATCTGTGCTGCTTTGAAATTGAAATTCTGCACCAGCAGTTGCAGCGTGAATATTTATAAATTTAAAAATATACTGTTTATAAGTAGAATCTATCCCAGAAGTAAAACTAATTGTAGAACTAGAACTAGCAGTTTGCTCTGATATTAATACTAAACTACCACCAACATCACCTGCCTCTATCCCGTTATTATTAGAATTAAAAACAACTGTTTTACTAGCAGTTGGTGTTAAATTTAAACTATTAAAGTTAACCTTAGAGAGTGCCATGGGTTAAACTCCCATTAATGCTTTTATCTCAGCATCTGAAAGACCAAGATCTTTTAACTTTTGTTTCCCTGATGCTTTATTATTTGTTTTTTCTGTTTCTGCATCTTTTTTAGCTTGTGCTTTTACAGCTTCTTTAGCTTCTTCTGCTTCTTTTGCAGTAATTTCTTCAGCAGTTAGATCTACTAATTGCTCTCCTTCTGGCGTTACTAATAATTTTTTCATATAAACTCCTTAACCATTTTTATGTTTTTAATCCATATAAATATGCTTTTTCACAATATATATTTCCTGATTGTGACAGAATTGTTACTCCTGTTACAGCTGTTGTTACTGTATAAAAACCAGTAGATGTCCCAGTGCATATTTCAGTGCCAGAGTTCCAACCTCCAAAATGAGTAAATGTCCCAAAAAAATTACTAGAATCTGATGGTTTAAATAATGTTATTTCTGAATTAGTTAATTTTGTTGAAGTATCTGAATGTCTTCCTACCATCAGACCATTATTAGAACTTTCATATTGTACTGCCTCTTCAGAATTATTTGAATTAGATGTTGTTCCATCTAATCTATTAAAAACATAAAAATATTTTTGAGCAGTTTGTTCAGTATAACTTCCCGTTGTATTAACTCTCATTCTTATATCTTGATCACTATTCGCACCATAAACATTAAATAAAAATAATTTATAAATATCATAAGTAGACGAAAAAAATCCATTAATAGCAAACGAAGAAACATTACTTGCAGTTGTAGTTGTTAATAATTTGTAACTTCCACCAACTAAACTTGCATCTATTCTTTTTAATGTTCCTGCATCACTTATTAGAAATTCATCAGTATCTGCTGGCTCATCTGTTAAAGCATCTTTACCAGATATTAAATCATTACCAACCATGGCAGCTGTAATACTATTAGTTGCAGGTGTTACAGTCTGTAATGCTCTACCTAGAAATACACAGTACATAGTATCTGTCGAAGCCGTAGCCGCAGATAATGTCAATGCTGTGCCTGTAGCAGTATATGCTTTACCAGATCCAGGTTGTTGTCTTACGTTATTAATAAATAATGCTATTTCATTTTCATTAGCTACTGCATGATCTAAAGTGTAGGAGGTAGTTGCACTCGTAGAAAATTCTTGAGTAGCAAATGATGTAAATGATTCTGCTGGATTCGGTCCAATATAAGGCATCTTATGTGATCTCCATTATAGACAGTGTTCCTGATAGTTTATCTGCAACTGAGCAATCAATTCTAATTGCATCTGTTGTTTCTAATATAACCTTACCACCTGATAAAATTTCAAGTGATGTTCCTGCAGGAATAGTTACATCTTTAACTAAAAATGATGTGCCATTCGTGGCTGCCCTACCACCACCAGATGTATCACTAACTAACTCTACCTCTGCAGTAACTGCAGTAGTATTTATATTAGCTAACACTAAACCAATTACAACCGTAGTTGTACTACTTGGTGTTGTATACACTGTATATGGCGTTCCAGCTGAATTTGGTTCTGCTGCAAAGGTTACTACCTTAAAAGTATTTGCCATTTATTTCCTCCTATTTACTATATAATATTATATCGTTGTTTTAAAAAAAGTCAATGATTATTATCCTAAAGCTATAGCTAAAGCTGTTGGATCGTCTGTTGAAAATCCTGCACTAGTTAAATATGTTTTAACATCTGTTAATGCTACTTGTTTCATAGTACCATTATCATTTGTGACTACCCTATCAGCATCTACTAAAGTTGTAGAACTAGCTGATGTATCACCATCCATTATATTTAATTCACTAGCTGTTGATGTTACTCCATCTAATATATTTAATTCATCTGTTGTAACTGTCGCACCATCTAATATCTCTAGCTCTGCCTCAGATATACCTGCAGATCCGATAGTTACTGTTCCTGCAAAAGTTACGTTAGCACCACTAAATGTCATAGCAGTTGTAGGTGTAGATCCTGATTTAATAACTAATTCACCGCTAGAATTTGTTAGACTACCAAAAGTTGTACCATCATCTTTAAGTGTAACATCTGCTCCACCTGCATCTAAAACTATATCAGTAGTTGCATCTAATGTAATACTAGATCCTGAATCTATCTCTGTTATAATAGGTGTAGTTAAAGTTTTGTTAGTTAATGTAGCGGTTGAAGATGTTGATACTAATCTAGCATCGCCACCAGTGCTTGGTAAAGTTAAAGTATTTGAAGCACTTTCTGAATGTGGTGCAGCTATTACAATTTGTCCATGTGAGTTAGCTTCACAATTAAATTTTATAGCACCCTGGTTAGTATTACCTTTTATGACAACTTTTCCTGTTCCATTTGCAGCTAATTCTATATCTGCATTAGATGTAGTTACAATATCTTGACCATTCATATCAAGATTACCACCTAATTGTGGTGTAGTATCTTCAACTACATTTGATATTGCACCTGATGTAGCTAATCCTGCAACTACTGCTGATCTTGCAATTTTTTTAAGACCACCACCTGAAGTATCTACTGCTAAGAATACGTCATCATTAGCTACTGTAGATATTTCTGATAAATCACCTACTGCTATAGAATTAAAATTTGTACCATCTGCAACTAATAAATTACCTGCAGTGTTAGTGCCCATAATAATATCATCACCAGTTACTGTAAGATCTCCGCCAACAACCACGTCACTATTAAATGTTGCTTTACCTGCTTCACTACCATCAATAGTTAAAAAAGTTGTATCTGATCCACCATCAGTACCTTTTAAAATAATATCTGTATCACTACCTTGTGCGTCAATTGTAATATTACCTGCACTAGTTTCTAAACTAATAGCTGCATCACCTGTAGAAATATCATCTGCTGCTATAGCTGCTGCTGTAACACCAGTTTGAAAATATGTTTTAAATGTAGTAGCACTTGTAACTCGCATAGTACCACCATCATTATGTATAATACCATCACCATCAGCTATTGCTGTAGTTCCAACTGTAGCACCACCATCTATTAAATTAATCTCTGCACCTGTAGCTGTAATAGCTGTGCCATCTAAACTTAATGTATCAATATTTGCTGTGCCATCTATAAATAAATCTTTAAACTCAAGAGAGGAAGTTCCTAAGTCTATATCATTATCTGTAATAGGTACAATAGCACCATCTTGTATTCTTAATTGTTGCACTGCTGAAGATGATACTTCAACATAAAATTCTAAATGGTTATTTGTAGAATCAACTAATACTTTATTTAAACTATCAGCATCTCTGATAGATGTAATAGGTCCACCCTCACCCGCTGTTCCATCGTGTGTGTGTCCTGTTGTTGCATTAAATGCAGCTAATACCTGGTTAAACTCATCATTACTGTGAGCTGCCGTAATAGTATCACCTGTTGTATAACTTGACTGTCGTGCCGAATAGCCTGCCATTATCTTCTTCCTCCTGGGGTAAATTCTAATTGAAAGCCTTTAACTGAAAATGAGTCTGCACTATTTTGATCATCTATTTGTAATGCTACTGCAAATCCTGAACCTTCTACTGATTGTCTTACTAATGGAACACCTGATGCATCATATAGTGATGCTCCATATTTTGCTGCTCCGTATTGTCCAGCACCACCTACACTAGGTAATGCTATCTTTGATGGTTGTGGTGTATTTTGATCATCGTAATCATATCTAAGAGCTAAGTTTGCATCAATAGTTGTACCTTCACCTTCATAGTTTAAATTAACTCTTTGCATATACTTTCTTAAACCTGGATCACCCATTACCATATCTGGTGATCTGTATACTGCTTGAATAGTAGCTGTAGTTGCACCTGTTGCAAAAGTGTTACCAGTTTCCATTTTATAAATAAAACCATCATAACCACCAAACACTTGTGTCTCTACATTACTAATAAAATCTGAATCTGTACATGCTGGTTTAATACCAACCATATCTGCATATTCAAATCCAATAGATCCTGTATTAGGATTATTTTTTAATACACCTATAATTCCTTTTGATGATAGTTGTCCTGTTGCATTTACTGGATAAAATAATCTGTATTGTGATTTATCTCTAATAACTACAGATGATATTCTATCTAATGTAACTTCATCAATTCTAGATTGTATTTGTCTAGATATAGATCCAAGTTCAACGTCACCAATTCTTGCCGTACCTGCAATAGTTCTTAATCCATCAGGTGCTAAAAATATAACATCACCACCAATCTCTTGAATACTACCACCATCTCTGCATCCAATGTTTCTCGTAACTTCTTGCACTGCAAAATTACTAGATGATGTTCCTGTTAATTTATATATTCTATCTTCACAAAATATAATTAATTCATTTCTAAATACTTTTAATCCAACAACAGCAGAGTCAACTTTAAATGATC